ATTCTTCAACAGCCTTGAAGTCACCGTCATCAATCAACGGGCCGATAAGAACATCAACTTGCGTGCTCTGTTTCAGCACCCTCATATTGCCATCCTCTTTCTACGGTAATACCACCACGGATTCCCCGCTGCAGCTCCCCCCGTGTACTCGACATTCAGAATCGGCGGGTTATAGGTCGCGTGCTCGTAACTGTAGAAATACCGATAGTCCCCCGTGTACTCATCAGCACTGCCATGCCAGCCGTTATTGATGTAATGCCACTCGATCTGAATGGCGTTGCCACTCGCCCATCCCGCAAGGTCAACAATCTCCTGCACAACCGTCTTGAGTTCAGGGGATGTCCGGTTAGCTCCCGTGCCCCAATTTGCAGAAGACGGCCACCACGTCACATTA